GACTGGATGTATTCCGACAATGGTAGATAAGGCCTTGCCTTCGGGCGTCTGACCAAATTTTTCTAAAAGCGCGCCAGACCAATCAGATGCAGAAGTATCACGCACATTGCGCACTGCACCCATGAAGGAGCCGTCTGAGCCCTGAGGGAACAACTTGTCGCCAAGAGCCTGAGTCTTTGGTGACTCGGCACTGCGACCAATGTCTTCGTAGTTCCCGGTAAGTAAATCGCCAGCACCTTGTATTCCATGCTTTAGATTTGCCCCCATTTCTCCCAGAAAGCTATCGTTTTCTTGATTGTCATCCATCTGAATTGCATTAATATCAACGGGAATAAATCCACCAACTTGTTGATCTAACTTAATCTTATTTATATCTACCGGAACAAGCGGCATCTATTGCTCCATTACATGGGAGCCGTCAGGCAGCTGGTATACCTTCTTACCGCCTGATGTGCCTATTAGCGTACCCGGCTCCTCTGTGGTGCCATTAGCGGCCGCCGTATAATCGGTGATTACGTTTTTGGGGTCCAATCCATATCGGTTAGCAATGTCGCTATAAGTTTGTTTGGTGCGGTCATACCCCAATTTTTGACCAGCATAAATACGCGATGCTTCATTCATAAATTCTTTGCGCTGCGAGGGTGGCAATCTCCCGCCGGTCAAGATACCTTTAACAGCACCTTGGATGCGCTCACCGTAGGAGCCGGAAGCAGCGGCAGTAGAAAATTCGCTTTCACGAACTACTGAGCCAGGATCCAATAATTTCACATAAGCATAGAGCATGGACATATCGCCCGCCCCGCTATCGGTAGTCTGTTGAATTTTAGAAAAAGCGTCTTGTACGGTGCGGAAATCTTTTGTCAGAGTGTTAAACTCATCGCGTATTGTGTTTTCACGCTTAAAATCACCCTGACCATCAGTAGGAATTGGTTTAAATCCATCCGGGTTATTAACAACATCGCGTTTTGGCGCGAAGCCGGGCTTGCCATCGGGCATTATCACGGGCATGGGCATAGCGTAAGGATCTGCTTTTTTCCCGAATGATGCGTCAACTCCGGGTATAAGCTCGGCCTGTCCTGTCTGGGGATTCATACGATAACCTTGCGGTAAATCACCAGCGCCCTGTTTTTGCATCTCTGAAATAGCGGCGATGCGCTTAAGCATCGAATCCATTCTGGAATCTGCTATATCGCCGCCCATAGTGGGTTTGCCTAACGCTGATTGGACAACGCCACTTGCGTAATCGCCATAAGACGGGCCGCTGAAACGCGAAGAAAGGATTTCACCTACCTGTCCGGTTTGGGTAGGCTCACGCGCTCCTAGAAGCTCCTGTATGCGATTGGATATGTTTTTAGTGCCGCCATCCATCATCGAGGGTTCCTGCCTCCACGGCAACTGAGGAACATCGGTCGATAGCTCTACCGGCTGCGCTTCGGGGTATAGATCCATTAAAAGTGATCTCTGGTCCATATCAGAGCCCGAACAATTTAGTTAATGAACCGAGGAGATTGCCTTTAATTCCAGCTTTATTAGCCGCAAGCTGTGACTGGACACCGGCCTGTTTGTAAAGGTTGTCGGCGTTTTTACTCAAAATCCCTAACGTATCGTCGTTCGCTTGGTTCTGAACATCCTGATAGCCCTGCGTAACACCTCTAAACAGTGTTTCGCCGCCTCTTTCGGGGTCGAATAACTCAGTTCGGCCCATACCGGCCTGTTTGCGATTTTGGCGCGTGAGCTCGGCTATGGATTGCGCAAGATTATCCTGTCCGCGCTGACGCTGCTGGCCATAGATTTTCTTGTATAAAGGATTATCGGTGTCTGCCATTGCGTTGGCAGCATCGTAAGCAGGCTGGTAAAATTTGGCCTGTTTCTTTGGCAAGTTATAAAATGGGAGCGCCGACGCAAACGATTGCGGTCCGGTAGGCTGCATGCCCATAATTAAACTAAGCAAGTCATTGCTTCCGCCGCCGCCATATTGCGGTGACTGGTAATTTAGATCTTCCAACCACGGTAGATTGACCATTAGCGAATACCTCCGACTTCACCATGTAAAGTGAAGCCCGTTATGATGTCAGGAAATGCGCTTGATTCCGTCGTAAACTGAATACGACATTGCTCACCACGCCAGCGGAGGGGGTACTTAGAGGCTTGGGCAAAGTTACCCGCACCTATAGGAGTTGTACCGATGATAGCGCTCCCTATCTGACCGGCTCCTACGGCGGAAACTATAATGGAATCGCTTGAAAACGCATCCCAACCCGCTACGGCATTTATAGTATATGCTATTCCGGCGGTGCTTTCAAATATGGGGCTGATGTACTGCCCTTGCTTAACTCTTTTGGTCCGTTTCGGCTCTTCTAGAGTCAGCCATGCGGTAGTTAAATCCGTTTGGATCCTTGTTCCGTCATCCGTTGCGGCCGAAGAATCCATTAGGTAAATCAACCCTCCAGTCCCACATGCCAGAAGATCGCCGTTCTTACGGATAAAATAATGATTCTGCTGCGCCCATTTCCCAGTGAAAAGATGCCATGAGGAAACAGCCTGTAACTGGCCGGAATCATCATAAGTCGGGTTGGTATTAAGGACGTAACAAACGTCCCCTACCTTAGTAATCAGCCACGACCTGCGGGGATAGAATGACAGTTGGATGTTATCGGCCGTAGTGGAAAGAATTGCGTCTAAGAACGCGGTTCTTACCGGTACAGAAGCGTTATTCTGGACGGTGGTATTAGAAATATTACCGATATTAATAGCTTGTAGACCTTCGGTAGTAATGTGTAATAAATCCGAACCATTAGTTCCAAGGCCGAAGCGTGAAGCTACGCCGTTAGGATAATAGGCAATCGGATTGAAGTTAATATCCGTTGCAACCGCATCCTGAATAGGTGTCATTCCGTCATAAATGAATAAATTCCTCTCTCCTGAAGCGACAAAATACTTCTGGAAAGAACACATGGTCTTAATCACATCTCCGGTTGGCTGCTGACTGCCGAACAGGAAGGAAGAGGTATCCAGTGTTTTTTGGAAGGTCGTTACATCCTGCGGATCATCCGGAGCGGAGATGACTACCCGGCGGTTGTTTCTCGCGTCTAAGTAATAGACCCGGCCGTAATGAACATGAATCCAAGAGGCAATAGGCATGGCGGATTTAAAGAACGCCAGCGCATCACCTGAAGCCTGACCGGCGATTGACTGTTGAAGGTTTACATTGGCCGAAACCGAGCCAATAAAAGCTATGGCTCCTACAGTGGTATTATAAACCACATCTCCGTAACGGATTTCACTGGTCGAGAAATCAAATCCGGATACAGCAATTACCTGAACTCCGGTTCCCGGACCGGCGGTAGAAATATTGTCATACAAAATGACGTTTGCAGAGATGTTATTGGTCTGCGGGAATATGTTTAAATCGACATAATCCAATAGCTGGTAAACATCGTTAGCAGTCGGAGTTTTGACGTTTACCGCTGCGCCCGCGCCGTTTCCGCCGTTACCCGACGTGTCAATTTTGGTGTAAGTTAGAGACGCGGAAGCGACGGTAGAAACAATTCCATATCCACCGCAAGTAACGTTATAAACAATATCATTATTGGCTACTAGAGTTCCACCAATCCAGTTTGAAATATCGTTATCGACTAACGTAGTCGCATTGGTCCCGGCAGCTGTTATGCCTTGGGTGATGAGAGCCCGGAGCTCATTAAAAGTAACACCGCCGTCATCGGTATAATAATTACGATCTACACCGTTATAGAAAATGAGCTTATCTTCTGCCTGAACACTTAACTGTCTTTGAAAAGCCTTCCCCCCTACCGCTACAGAAGCGGATCCTGATGAATTTAATCTCCAGATAGCCCCAAAATCATCCGAGGCTAATAAAGTCACTCCACCGGAATCGTTAACATGCTCATGGAGTCTGGTAAGATTCGGTCCTCCGCTCACAGTTGAATAGCGGATCATTCCGGGTCGGCGCTCGGCACCTCCGGTGATATTCCTAAATCGATTTGTGTAAGTTTGCGCGAATGTGAGCGGTCTCTCAAAGTTAGAGAAATCCGTACCAAGACCATAAACCGGAAGCGGGTAATCAATGCTTAGCATCTACGCCACCTCTGGGAAGGGCGGAAAGAAGTGTTCCAGCCCGTATCCCCTTTAAAACGGTTTAAAGCCTCCTTTCTTGCTAGGAGGTAATCTTGGTAGGTTTGGCTATAGCGATCAGTCGGAGCGCCCCCAGATTCGTTTAAAAGATTCTTAGCCAGTGTCCCAAGAACGACTACTCTTGCCGGGAATGGAATAATGGTCGCTCCGTCGGCAGTTGTGTAAAGCGGTGGTCTTACAAAATAAAGGATGGAGAATATCCCGCCATGCCCCTGCCCTGATACGGGAATGGGATTGAATCTTAAATTAGGATTACCGGAGGAAGTGTCGGTTCCGAAAATAGTATATTGAGAAGGCAATCCATTGGCGGAGTTTTGACTTAAAATTCTCATCTCTTCTACGGTCACATTCCGCATGGCTCCGGATCTTTGATTGAAATATATATCCCCGATGTTTTTAACATTGGCGGAAGTCGTAATCAGGTAATCCCGTATCCCATGTTGGGCCGTAACATTGGCCGTAACGAGGGTTTCCATCCAATTGCCGAAGTCAGATAGGTCGTTACAAACGTCATTTATGAAATCAACGGTCTGAATCGAGAGCTTGTTATTAGACAGCGCTCCGGGAGCATCGAGGCCAAGTTTCCTAAAGACCTCCTGAACGACTTGCAAAACCGTATATCTGATGTCACCGACGCCCATTATTTTACCGAATAACCGGAGGCGCGTGTATGGATAACAGTATATTGGGTATTAGCCGCCAAAGGAAAGGCTGCGCCTGAACCAAGGGCGTTGATTTGCCCTCCAGTGCAGGGCCAGAGATTCGCTGAAACGGCGGTTTCGTTGATTATATACTGCACGAGACCTAATTTATTCGCCATCAGCCCTACGCCAGTTGTCGTGCCATCGTTTACACCTCTGACAATATTCACACCGGCAGAGCAGATAGTCGCAGTTGCTAAGGCGGTCCCGGCCGCACTTACTATGACAGGCGAGGATATGTAGCCTTCATTGGAATGGATTCTAACCGCTGAAACTGTCGTATTGGACCGCATTGCAGAAGCGGCAATGAAGTTTCTGGCAGAGAGGCTATCGCAAGTTATTGTTCCGTTGGTTCCTATGCCGCCGCCACTGACAGTGAATGTAATGAGTCCAGCCGTAAGCCTGATGCCAATAGACGGCACCATCGCAAGCCCCAAAAGATCACCGGCACTTGTGGGAATGGCATTGAAGGCAATATTTTTATTTATAGCCGTCCCGGTAAATGACCCGGTAAAAGTCGTATCCCCTGCTAAGGCAACGTTCGTAGCGCTGACTCGCGCTGTAATTAGCT